TATAATTGTAATAATGGAAAGAATAGCATACCTAAAAAGAAAGATATGATTAAGGTCTCTCCGGCCTGTATTTGACTAGATGTTGTATTACATGAGCAATATATTTTTGCTAAATTACATGAGTTACATAATGGTACACAAGTACATTTAGATGTTACTCTATAACATGTTGTACAAACATCACGTTTTGAACTCTTTGAAGCTTCAATACTTTTAAATTGTTGCGTTCTATGAGCAATAGCTATGCTAGAAACATGAGCTAAGAAATCATTAACATCAGTAAATGTATTAATTTTTTCTAATTGTGCTATCTGTTTTTTGTTAGCTAATACAGGTTTTACCTTAAAAATTTGGAATTCCCAACAATTAAGGTATTCCTCCGACCCTAAAGGAGGTAATTTATGAGGGTCTAACATTCTAAGATCATCTCCAAGAGATGGATCTTGTGAATATTCAGGTTTTGGGACTACTTTAATATGAATACTAAATCTTCGCAAAATTGCTAAAGTGTTTTCATAATAAACCCAGGCATTTAAATCCTGGACATTTGTAGTTCCAACCACAATCTCTGGCTTTAAAGGTGTTTTACCTTTATCAGCTAAATCAGCTTGTGGTGGTGTATATGGTACATTATTAATTATCTGTAATATTTCAGATATAGTAGTATCATCAGCTAAATTTTTATTTCTAGCAGCGATATCATCTAATTGAATATACCATTTACTGGTTGTGAACCCTGACCAATATTCATCGCTGAAACAGCGAGTATATTTATAGTCATCATCTACGGGTAAATCTAATACAGAACCTAAATGGTTAAATATGTAATTAGAAATACCTGATTTACCTACACTGGATCCTCCATAAAGAAGAATACCAAGAGGTGCTCTTCTTGTTTTTTGAGAAGCGCGTTTAGTAAGTTCACTAGCTTTTATTATTCTAATATCTGCTAAAAGCTTTTTAATCATCAATTTTTCTTTGGCATCATCAAAATCAGAAGCATACCTAACTATGGTATCTCCTTCTTGGATGCATCGATCTATTCGATCAAGAAATT